TTCTACCACCAGTAATATCTTTGTTAGAATCTGTTATAATAGCTTTGCTTGCTATAACTGTTCCGTTTGTTATTCCATCTATAAGATTTATGTCTGTTGCACTAGCTGTAACACCATCAAGAATATTTAGTTCTGCTACTGTTACTGTAGCTCCATCTAATATGTTTAGTTCAGCAGCTGTAGAAGTAATAGCAACGCCAGCATACTGTAACGCACCTGCTGATGATATATTAACAGCAACTGTGCTAAGTTGTAATAAACTACTTGTAGCTTCACCATCTGATACCGCCCTTAATGTTGAGTCAATTCCTGAATTACTATTAGATACTTGTAATAAGTCCTTATAGCTATCTTTTATTCTTTGTCCTGTTAATGTTGCCATATTTTACCTTAAATTTGCTGGAACAACAGCTCTCGTTCCACCCGTCTTATCATTCTTTTTCATTCCAAATCTTCTTACACTCTCTTTATAATTAGCCATACATTGTTGTCCAGAAGCCATTCTTATCTGTGCGATAGCTGGTTCTGTTGCTGAAGCTGCAGCGTCCATTAATGCTTTTGCTTTTACGTAATCTATTAACGCGGGTTGTAAGGAATTGTCAATATCTACTGTTGCAGTAATGCTTGTAAGTTTGTCTGGTTCTGCGTTATAAGAAATTAAAAGCCCGTTTGTAATTACGTCTCCACTAGAGCCAATTTGTGCTGCTTTAAACTTTCCTTTTCCAGTTTCAGTTGTTCCTCCGTCTCCATCTGTTGTAGCTATTGCTAACTTATCGCCTTCAATCCACCACACAAATGAGTCTAAAGGGTCTTTATATGTACTGCTTACTGCCGCCATTTCTTACTCCGTGTCTGTTAATTTAATATCTTGGTTAACTAATCGTGGTATTCTTATATACTCTCCATCAGAGTTTAGAATACTACACTTATAAACTTTGTTTACAGTTATATCTCTGTTGTCATCTAGTCCATACCATAGTTGATTATGTACTAGGTTTGTTTTTGCCCACTCCATTTGTACGGAATATTTACCCATATCAACTAAAGCTTCGTTAATTAAATTTATTACATAGTTTTCTGATACTCCAGGTACTGCCTGAAGCACTCTACTATATATTTCTTTACCGCTAAATTCTATTGCTGCCATTATAATTCCTCATATTCTGCGTTTAAATTTTCCCAAGTTGAATCTGCATTCTGCCATAAGCTAAAGAAAACTAAAACTCTTGACCACGTTGTAGATATTGCAGAACTTAATTCTTTTGACCAGGAAGTAGAAGCTTCTATACTTGTTACTTTTGTCCAATCTGTACCTAAGTTAGCCATTATACTCCAGCTATTAAGACATTAACTGTTGCTTCATTAGTTCCGTCTACATAGTCTGTTGCGTGTATTCCTACACTACCAACGACTTCTCCCATTTCCATAGGAATTACTACTCCTTGACCTGCGTCTAATACTGCAAATATTTCACCGCTTACTGTAACTGATATAGTTCCTGGTGAACCAAGTGCACTAACGTACTCTACTGCTACAACGTGAGCTGTAGCTGGTATTGTTCCTGCTGTTACGTCAGAAGCTTCTGTCCAACCTGAATTGTCTAAAAAATCTGCATTATCCTGAGCCGAACAAACCACATTACTCCAGTAAGCAACATCTGATGTGCTATATTCTTGATTCATAGTATAGCTTCCGCCCCAACTTCTTTGTCCCGAAAAGACATCTAAAGCATAGTTTGTATAATCTCCAGCAGCACCACCGTCGTCTGCAACGCTTACGTCATTAACAATCTGTACTGATGTTTGTATTCTAATTTCATTTGCCATTTAATTACCTCTATTGTTGTTGGGCTGACAGCCCTCTTAAAAATTGTATTTGTTCTTTATATTGTGAATCTAACATTTGATATTGCTGAGTATACCAAGTATATTGAGCTGTATCTTTTTGTAAATTATTTCCATATTCTTGCACTTCTTTTGCTACGTTAGCTCCATAAGCTTGTAATTCTGCTCCATACTTTGCCATTAAAGCATTGTTGTCTTGTATTGAAGCTGCCATATTTTGTGCTGAATTTTGTAATGCTAAAGCTTGGTCGGCTGCTTTATTTGCTATACTTACTGACGTTGCTTGCTGTGCTTCTTGTTGTGCGTCTGCAGCGTCTAATTGTGCTTGAGTAATAGCTCTCTGTAAAGCCGTGTTATGTTTAGCAACTTCCTTTTGCATCTCTGCTTGATATCTAACATTATCCTTATTAAACTCATTAAGCTCATTTTGTATATCTTGACCATACTTTTGTAACTCTACGCTAGTTCTAGACTGAAACAATGTTATTTCTTTTTGAGTATTTTGTTGATACTCTTGAACTTCTTTAGCTACATTTTGTGCATACAATCCTAATTCTTGTTGAAACTTAGCTAACAAACTATTGTTGTTATTAATTGTTTCTTGCATATTATTTATAGCATTTTGTAAAGCCAGCTCTTGGTCTTTTGCTTTATTTGCTATGTCTACATTAGTAGCATTTTGTGCATCTTGTTGTGCTTTTGCTAAGTCAAGTCTTGCTTGCTCTACTACTTTTTGTAAATCGCTATTGTGTTTTTGTATTTGTCCTTGAACATTTGCTTGATATTTTGTGTTTTCTTTATTAAATTCATTTAATTCATTTTGTATATCTTGAGAGTATTGTTGCAATTCTGCTCTTGTTCTCGCTTGATATAACGTTAATTCTTTTTGCGTGTTTTGTTGATATTGTTGTACTTCCTTATTAACATTTTGTGCATATAACTGTATGTCGTTACTATACTCTTGCATTTGTTGTGCTTCAGAAGCAGATGTTAATTCTGCATTTTTAATTGACTTTTGTAATTCAGCTTGATAAACTTGAACATCTCTATTAAAGCTAGCAACTTCTTTTTGTATATTAGCCTGGTATTGTTGTACTTCATTATTCAATTTACCTAATTGCAATTGAGCTAATTCTGCATCTTCATCTGTTTCTAAAAATGTTTCAAACTGAGCTGTATCAACAGACAAAGTTGGAGAAACAAAATTAGGAGTGCTAGCACTAAAACTAACAGAAGGTACGTCAATATCTAATGCAGTAGGTGCACTTGCACTTATAGTTAAATCTGATATTGCTACACTACTTATATTTATAGTAGGTTTTGTATATGCGGGAACATCTTGACTAACATCTATTTTATTAGGAACAGTACCAAATGTTACAGAAGACATATCTTCTGCAAACCCTGCTTGATTGCTAGCGTCAGCATAACTTACAGTTCCTATAGATGGAGCTGAAGGAGCACTAGAACTAATACTTAAATCTGGTATAGAAACAACACTTAATCCTACTGTTGGTTTTGTATAAGTAGGTACTGAACCTGTAGGGTTAATATCACTAACAGCTGCTACTGTAATTGCAGATATGTTTGAAGCAGATGCATCAGCGTTTGTTGCGTCGCTATAAGATACAGTACTTAACGTTGGAGCTACTGGCTCCGTAGAAGATATAGATAAGTCAGAAACAGAAAGGTTTATATCGTTCATTAATCTTTGAACGCCGTTTCTTGCCGCGTATAATACTACTGAATTTTCTGCTTCATCTGGAAAGTTAGCTATTGCACTATCTCCAAACGCTACAGTAATTGCCATATTAATAGAAGTTAATCTTTGATTAGAACCACTTGAATCTGGTTTTACAGTTAATAATTGATTATCAATATAAAAAGCTGGGTCAGTAGCAGAAGCATATTCCATATAAGAAGAATCTGTAATTCTACCTCTCATAGAAGGAAGTACCTCTCTACAAGGGTGGTCTATCGTTCCATCATTTCTAGTAACTGTTAAAACTTTTTTACCCTCTACATCTATCGTGTTTACAAATGCATCTTGAGAAGCAACTCTTTTTAACATTGACATAGGCAATATAGACATAACAGAACGAGCACCATCAGTTAACCAACTACTTAAAGCCGCTGTATCTGATACGCTTCCAGTTAAATCTTCTATTTGTGTTTGAAATGTTGCCATTATCTAACCTTCTTCCTAGTTCCGAACACATCAACTCCAGGTATCATTGTTCTGTTTGCCGTGTCTACTATCTCATCTGATTGTTCTTGTTGCATCAAAAATTGTTCTATTGATTCAAAATCAATATTACCAGAACCGGTTAAAGGTAGACCTTTTTTATATCCAGTAAATGCAGCTCCATCTCTAGACTGTCCTTTGTCTAATAAAAACTGCTCAGTAGTGCCTCTACCTCTACTATATCTTTCGAATATATCATTTAAAGCTCTAGATAATGATTCATCAAATGAACCACCACGTCTATCAACTGATTTAAAAACACCTTCAGCTATACGTTCAGCATCTGAACGAAATGCTCCAAAACCTTCTGGAACCATTTCTCCGGGTTTATCTAGTAACGGTTTATCAAGTTCTGCTAATGGACCCTCTCTAGGTTCATATCTTTTGGCTCCAAAAAGCCTTCTAAATAATCCTTTTGTTTTATCGTCCATTATCTACCTTGTCCTCTATATGGTTTTATATAATTCTTTGTACTCATTTTATTGCCCATCTTAGTATTCTTACTCATACCCTGTCTAGTCTTTTTCTTTCCATTACTTCTTCTAGTCTGTTGTCCTAAACCTCTCACTACTTACCTGCTGCTTTCATAGCAATATTGTGAGACTGTTTAAAGGACTTGCCTTTTCTCATTGCAGCCGCCATTTTTTTTAAATGTGCTTTTGAATGATGAACTTTATGCTTACTCATTTGTCTTTTTTGAACAGCAGTTAAATTATTTAAGCTTACGCCTTTTAAGTTCTTAGCCATTAATATCTCTTAGACTTTTTCTTTTTCTTTTTCTTTTTACCGTACATTACATTATCCTCGTTGCTGGTCCCTTTGCAGAAGTTTTATCTGCTCCTTCTTTGAGCTTTTTCATTCCTTCTTCGTGAGACAGTGTTTTTATTTCCATCTGGTCTTTTCTAATAGCTGTTGCATAAGGATTATTTTCCCTAACAACAAAGTTAGTATTCCATTTAGGTTGTGCCGCTCTTAGACCACAAGAAGGACAGTTAAAAAACCTTTCTGGATTTGGCTCCTTACAATGTTGACAATTCATTTATTATCCAGTTGATACTATAATATATGCAATTCTACTTCTGTCCAATCTTATTGATTGAATGTCAACAATAGCATTATTAGTGCTATCTAAAGTTTGTATGTAATCATTTATCTCTTTAGCTAAAGAGCCTGTTACACTACTTGCATCTGAACTAACATCATTAATAATTACTTTTGTAATTGTATTATAATCTGCCATTTTATTCTCCTATTAGTTTTAAAATTCTTTATAGGTTTCGGAGTGGGAATAAACCCACTCCATAGTACCTAATTACTATTTATGATTGGTCAGCAAAGACTACTGCAGTATTTGTAGCAGACACAACGTGTCCGTTTAAATACCAATTAAGTCCGTCACAAACAAATTTAACCATAGTACCGCCGATTGGTGTTAAAACACTAACCTTTGAATTACTATTGTTATCTGAGTCTACTGTTGCTGTTAGTTCGCCATCACTGTCGCTGTGTACTAAACCTCCAATAAAGAAGTTTACGTCAGCTCCAGTGTCAAACTGCCAGTCTTGTGCGTCAGCTGCTGTACCACCATACCAGAATTCGTAACTTAATCCGATTTCTTCTGCTGGTAAGCTAATTACAATATCTGCAGTAAGGTCAGGACAAACGTGAATTCTTCCTGAATCTTCTGCTAAGATAGTATATGTCGCTGCATCTGGAACAAACACAGAATTTCTTCTGGCTGAACCATATGCTCTACTGTTTGGGTTTATCATATCTGATTTCATATTATAAGCCCTCCACATTGTATAGAGCGTGAGATTCTGGTAATGTGATTTCAAGACCTGCTTCTGTAAGAATCATATCTTTTCTCAAATCTTCATCTGCACTTTGTACATTTGTCATAATTTGAGTATCACGATTTAAACCATTACCTACTAATGGTCTGTATGCTAACTGACTCATATCAGCCATAAGCATCATTCCACTTGCAACTCCTCTAAAGAGTGGTTGTTTAACTAAGAACATACTTCCGTGCACAGTATTAATTTCCATTAACTTGTGTCCGAATGAACCGTCTACGTTATCCATATTAACTCTGTAAGGCATATTTGCAGCTGAACCTGCTGATGCATCAATAAATGCACCGTCGCCCATTTTGTTGAAATATGAAATTACTGGTAAAGAAGCCATAACAAGTTTTTCACTTGCTCCGCCTCTTGCTGGGTCAAATATAACTTCCATATCTGATAGTAATCTATCGTATGTTAACTCAGCTGTAGTTGTGCTTCTGTAATAGCCTTTTCCTGAAGAATAAGCTAATGCAGAGTTATCTACTACTGGTGAAACATTTTTAAGGATATTTCCTACTAGACCTTCTGTATATTGAACGCCTTGAACGCGAGCTTTTTGACCGAAGAGCATAGCTCTTTCAATGTCAATTTTATGTTCGCGTAACTTTTGAGCCCATATTCTATCAAACTCATTCGCGTATCCACGGTGACGTGTTGCGATTGCTGTGTTTGTTAGTTCACAAGCTGTTTTAAAGATTTGTGTATAACCAAATCCGTCATCTAATGTATCTGAAAATGTGTCTGGTGACGCAGTTCCTTCTTCAAATGATGTACCAATTACTTGGGCAACATCGTTGTCTGAAAGTACGTTATAACCAGTTGCAGTATTTCCTGATGTGTCGATTATTCTACCTTGGAAAGTAGAAGATGATGAACCCGCTACGGGTCCAGATTCAACTCTAACTAATACCTGAGTGTATCCTGCTGCTGTGTCTAATGAAGAAACTGCAAATACCATTCCTTTTGTAAGAAATGCTACTGCTGCTCCTGCAGAAGTGTCAACTGTGAATGCATATACGGTATCAGCTGTTACTGCTGAGCCTCCGTTTACGTCTGCTGCTAATAAAAAGCTTCTATCAGTGTGATTGATTTGAGTTCTATTTTCAAGAAATCTGAAAATATTGTCATCAGTCGCAACTTTAGAAACGTTAGCCAAGTAGGTGAAAAAAGGTGATTCTTCTGGAGTTAATTCCGCAACTCTATCAGAGAAATCATACAGTTTTCTTTGGTCTGGGGCTTGCCCATAATCAGCACTTGTAGCCGCAGCTGTAATGTTGGAAGCTTTTAATATTCCGCTATTTATAGCCATTTTAGTCTCCTAAACTGTTATTTAGCTAGTCTACCACCACGACTGGTATTCATAATTCTATCCCACACCTGGTCTCCTTCAGATTTAGTAGGCTGTTCGCCTCCCTGAAGTACTCCAGCTGGTTTAGGAATTGATTTAGCAGCTTGCACAGCTTTTTTGTTTTCATTTGGTTTTGCAGTTTCACCTTTGCCTTCTTTCCATACCTTAATTAATGTCTCGATAGGTAAGTTAGCTTTTGGTGTTGTTGCAAAGTTTAAAAACTCTTGAGCATCTTTTTGCTCTAGTTTGTGCGTGTTTACTAATTCTGTTTTTAAATTATTCATCGCCATATCGTTTTTGAGTCTAGCCAATTCGTTATCTACTGTTTCGTGTACAAGCTTCTTTTCCTGTCCTACTCTAAATTGGTAGGATTCAGATTCAGGCTTGTAATAGGCGTCCCAAGGGTCAAAGTTTTCTGGTGTTGTACTTTCTCCAGAATTATTGCCCACAGTTGATTGTCCAGAAAGTTCTTTTTCAATTACGTCTACTATTTCAGGTCTAGAGTTTAAAGTATCTCTTAATTGAATTAAGTCATTTGACTCGTTTCTTAGATTCTCGTGCTCTGCTGTTTTTTTGTCGTACATTGATTGAAACTTTTTAGCTTCTACTTCCCAATTCACTTCTTCTGATGCTTCTACACCTTCTTCTACGGTATCTTCTTGTAATGTAAGTGTTTCTTCCACTACAGAATCTACTATTGGGTCATTCTGTTCAACCTGTTGTTGTTCTTGTTTTTTTGCCATTGTTTTTTTCTCCTCTCCTGATTTAGCTTTATTGCTCAGAACCAGGGTTGTTTTTCTTTTCGTCTTCAAAATTTCTAGCCATTTGGTCTGCCAAATTTCCAAGTTCCATCATCTTTTCTTTTTCTTTGCCCTTTGAATCAGTAATTATTTCATTCAACTGAGTCTTAAACTTCTCTGTCTCAACTCTTTTACGAGCTCCGACTGTTTCTCTTTCAGCTGTTTGTAAATCACCATTGAGCTTCTTTACTTGACCTTCAAGCTGTGATATGTACTGTTGCATTTGTGCCATTTGTCCTTTTCTTTGAAGAACACCTTCTTTGTCAAAGATTTCGCTTTTTTTCAAAACCTCAACATCATCTACCAGACCTAACTTATACGCATCAAGGTACATATTATATTCTGCCACCTTATTGCTTGGTAAAGTTGAACCTGATATAATTCGAATGTCGTGCTGCCCTAATGCTATATCATTTTCAAGAGCTTGAATTTCATTCGACTTATCATCATACAATCTCATATTAACAGTAAATTCTGTTAAATCATTGTTTGGTTGTACAATTCTAAAAGTTTTTTGGAATTTATAGTGGTCTTTAGCCATATTATATATAACTTGACCTACTTGACTAAGCGAAGATTCAATATCTCTTAACTTAGACTTTCCTCTAGATTCTCCCATTTCTGATAAAAGCATAGTACCTCTAACAGATTCTGGAGCAGAATCTTTAAATCCTTGTAATAACTCTGGAATACCAAAGTTTAAATCTATATATTTTTCTACCCTATCTATTAAGTAATAAAACTCGCTAGTTAAAGGAGCTGGTTGTGGGTAGTGAGGCTCACCAAATTCTGGGTTATATTCAATAACCGCATTTGGATTAGCCCAATCTTTTTCTAACTGACTTACACTGTCTACACTTCCTTCAGGAATTAAAAGTTTTAATCCTGCAGCAGATTGAGCGTGTGATAAGGTTAAAGAGAATAACTTATTTAAAAGCCTTTGAGAGTCTTTAACCTTATTCACATCTGATTTTGGATAGGGAGTATTAGTCCAAATGTTCGCAAAAGGAACAATTGGATAAATATCAGTTTGAAGAACACGCTCGTATAATAAAGTATCTCCAATGCTTGTACATTGCATAATTCTAGTTTGGTCTACTTCTTCAATTTCTATAGCTCCAGAATCTATTGCTTTAACATTTGCTTCGTCTTGCAATATATCTGCATAAATTTCTGCATTAATTATTTTTTCACTTCCAGTTGAAGAATTAAATAACCTATAAAAAGGAACTCTTACTTTGTAAAACCTATCTAGTATTTGATATTTTTGATTAACGTTATAATCTAAATTTTTTGCTTCTGCTGGAGTAAGAACGTTTTGAGAATTTTTTAAGTTTGACGAAGGATAGTCTTCTCCGTATAAAGAATTTTCTCCAACTGAAATATCGTCAATCATTTCTTCTAGTTGAGGATACAAATCTAAAACTTGTTGCCTAGTAAGAAACGTAGAAAGAATAATTCCAGAAGCATCGTGAAAAAACCTGTCTCTAGATGCAGGGTCTACATATACCCTAAAAGGGTCAACGTGCGTATATTTAATTTCGCCTCTTCCGTAGTCAGCTTCTGGGTCCATATATACATACATATATCCAAGACCTTGAACTGCGTAGTCGTGAACTACTTGTTTAAAAACAGTGTCTCCTTTTGATATGTCCCAAATATACTCTAATATTGTTTTCCAAATATTAGAAAGTTTATTATCGGAGTCTTCTCTTCCTATAGCAGAAAATTTTGCTGGTTGAGCTGTAAGCAATGACTTTAATTTATCAACAGCAGCATAAACTCTATCAATAACAAAATCTGCTTGCCCGACAGATGCTAAGGCGTTAGACTCTTCTTCTGTAAAATGATTTCCTAATACAAAGTCTACAGCATCTCTAGCTTCTACGTCCCAAGATTGTCTTGCGTCCCTCCATCTTCTAAAGAGTTCTTTAGTTATCTGAGGTTTAGTTTTGTTTGATTCTTCGTATTTAGCCATAGTCTCCCGTTATTTTTGAGACTAAAGTACTAAATTTATGACGTTTAAGTCAAGTATAATGTTATATTTTTTGTCCTGTAACCCAATTAATAGCCCTAGACGCCATATTGTTTTGTTTATTAGACAATCTTTCGTCTAATGAATCTCTATCTATAGCAGAACTTTTAGGAGGTTTTGCAGTAGTAACTGCATACCAAAGCCCGTCAAGCAAGTCGTCGTTTCTTCCTTTAGGAAATTCAAACATTTCATCAATAATAGCTTCGTGTTCTTTTTTTATAAAAAGTTTTCTTCCGTTTACTATAGGACACAAAAGAGCTTCTAGCCTATCTTCCTTTTTAATTCCTCCTGGAGGCCTTATTCCTTGCGATAAACCAGGAGCTAGTTTTCTGTCTTTACCTGCTAATTTATTTACGTGGTCTTTAATAATACCTTGAGCACCAACTTTTTCTACGTTAACCCTTCTAACTGGGTGATACTTCCTAGCTAATTCAATAATAGTTTTAGGCATATCATATAAAGGAGAGTGTTCTCTGTAATAATCTATAATATATATATTTCTATCACTATCAATACCTATAGTCATTATTACTTGAAAGTCGCTTCTAGCATTTGTTTCATAAGCTAAGTCAACTCCCATATATACATTTACAGGAATAGCAGACTCGTCAATCATCATATAATTAAATCCACCTCTTTCTTCAAGATGTCCTCTATACTTATTAAGTCTATCTATTTTAAATTTAGCTGTTTCAACATCTCTAGCTTCATTCATATACTCTTGAGCAAATTTATGTACAAGCCCCATCTCTGAGAATCTAGACTTAATATCATCTAGTTTTTTCTTTGTAAAATAATTTGGCCATAAAGGAACTCCGTCAACCATAGCTTTTTTATACATCACATTCCAAGCAGACTTTCTTCCTTCTTTTTCCGCATCTAAGTACCCATCATATACGCCTTGAAGAAAAGAGTCGTAATGGACTATTGTACCAATAAGCCATATTGACCCTTCTTGTTCTTTTGAGTTTTCTAATGCGGGTTCTACCGTAGACATAACCCATTCTTTAATTTCCCTTCTTCTATCTGGTGTTTTAGTATTTAATTCTGATTCAAAGTCATCTAAAATAATATTAGTATATCTTAGTCCTAATTGAGAACGACCACGTAAACGTTGACTTGTACCTTTAGCAATAATCCTATCTCCTCTAGCAGTAGTAAATTCTTTTTCTGTCCACTTACTTCCTTTTAAGTCTCCAAAATAATATTGTAAAGCAGGATTAACATCGATATGATTTTGAATATATTTAATATGGTCTATAGCTTGAGACTGTTCTTCAGATACCCAAGCAATAAATTGTTTTCTTTCTGGAGGTGAAAAGTATAATTGGTATAATAACGCCGTTTTTGCTAATGTAGATTTTGCGTGACCACGAGGTAATATAATACAAGCTCTTTTTTCGTCTCCAAGTAATAAGTTACTTAATTCATATTGATAGGGAGCTGGACTTGATTTCATAAAATCTTCAGGTAAAAACATTTGACCAAAGGTAATAATGTCTTTTTTTGCTAATTCAAGTGCTTGTTCTTTTTGAGACAAGTCTGGAGGTATTATATTAAATGTTTCAGGCTTTTTCAAATTCTTTTTCATAAACCCTATCTAACATAGTTAAAGTTTTTATAGAATGCCAATCTCCGTCTGGTACTTCTGTAAAAGAATTAGAACTTTGCCATAGTTGAGGTCCAGCTACATATATCCAAGCTTTTTCGGTTTTTCCATTTTCTAGTTCTACTGGAGCTGTAGTTCTAATATAAAGACCATTGTCTACTCCTTCATACTCATCGTACATATTAAGGTCTTCAGAAGTTACGTCCATAAGTTCAACAACAGCACCTTTCCCTTTTTCATTTTTAATAATAGCTGGAAAAGATTGTGTTCCTGGAAAAACTAAACTAAATCCTTCTACTTTTCCAGTATCGGGAAATCCTCTTCTAAGTGTTCCGTATACAGCTAATCTCATTAAGCATACCCAACAGACCTAGGTATTCCCATTTCTAGTATATCAAACTTAGGAGAATATATTGTTAAGCAATTAAAACACTTAAGCCCAGTACAATCTTTTTTACCTGTGTCCCAAATGTATACCCCTGTTTTACTTAAAGGATAAGAACAAATGTGACATCTATTCTTCCGAGTTATCTTTTTTAACTTCAGCCAATTTTTCGTATTTGGATTCTTGAATTGCATTTAGTTGCTCTTTCGAAAAACCTTGAAACAATGTAATTGATTCTGATTTTTTTTCAGTATCCATCATTCCAGATATTTTCATTAATGTTGTTAACGCTGTAATCTTATCTCTATCACTTGATTCTGATTTATCTATTACATTCCTCATTTCTTCTAAAAGATATTTTGGAGTAATTTCTGCTTCATTTAAGTGTTTATCTACTTCTTCTCTAATCAAATTTTTCACCCTGTCGGTTTTAAGCAACAGCTTTGCCTGTGAAGCTGCATATGACTTTTTCTTACTAGGAAAAGCACTCATATAAGCATCTACCACGTCATCTCCTTTTGCTACATACTTAGCAAATAGAAATTCTTTTTCTGTTGCTTTTATTCTTTCTTTCTTACGTACTGAGGGAGATTTGCCATCTGTTGCAAATGTATGCATATTAGTACGCATCTCTCCCGAAATAGTAACGTTCGGATTACAAACAAAAGAACCTATTATAGTTCTAATGAATGTAGTATCCTTCTTCCTGTTAGGTTTTTTTAGCAACCCAACATACAATACCTGGCAAACCTGACCATCATCTGATACAATCCAATCATTTACAGAGGCGTGCCTCCAGTCTTTACAAATAGAAACTGAAGGGTGATACTCTCTAAACTCATCTATGCTTTCAAATAGATACTTAGTTTCGCCATTTATTGTTCGAGTTTTCATAACTTAGTTATTTTTTCTCGTCTGAGTCAAGTGTTAATATTTTAGATTCTTTTGAATCTAATTCTTTAACAACAAACCCTACATAGTTATTAATAAGAAAGCGTTTTTCCATAAGGTCTTGCTCTAGTTGTATACAGCCTGAACCTATTTGGTTTGCTCTCTGAAGCTGAGCTCTTGCTTCTTCTGATAATTCAGAAGCTAAAAACTCATATTCTTTTTCGTTATGTACAATTTTCATTGTTTTTTCTTTTTCAACCATATTATCTCCTATTATAGCGGGTTAACTGTTGGTGGTGCGTAGTCTTCTAGTTTTCTATGCAAATCTTCTAATATCTCTACATCAGCAATATTATGCTCATATATATATTTTAAAGACTTTGCATCGCCCCATCTTGCTTTTTTCCATACATCTGGTTTTAACCTAGTTTTTCCGTCAATTCCAAAAAACTCTGTTGCTGCCATTAATGAAGACCTATGTAGTTTTAATTTAGACCTAACCACATAATATAAATCTTTATGCGATTTTTGTCTATATAGTGGAAAATCAATTCCGTGGAACAGTGCTCTAGTACGAATGAAAGGAATATCAAACCTGGTTCCGTAATAAGTCATAATAACATCATACTTATTCATTTCGTCAACAAGCTCTTTAGTAATACGCTTATCTGACTTACCAGACATTAATTCATCTCTAGTAATCATAGCACCAGCTACTTTCTTTTCTCCTCGACCTTTTATACACCAAGACAACATTACATCAATATTGGCACTAAAACCAGTAGATTCGATATCTAAATATCCAATACTAACTTCGTGACCAGTTACATAACGTTTAGGTTTTCTAAAACCCATAGATTCTATTTTACGAGTAACTGCTTTATAAGTTCTGTCGTGACCTGCTTTTCTACATTCTTGATATAATACAAAAGCAGACTTAGACGTCTTCTCATATTGGTGTAATATTACTATCTCTTCATCAGTCCATAGTTTAGATTTAGCCATTATCGGCCTCTCTTTGGAAATGCAGAAGAAAATAGTTTTTCTACTCCGTTTGCTACTCTATCCCAAAAAGATAACTTACGTGTACTTTTTGCGGTTGTTTTTTTAGCTTTCGCCATTATTTACCCCATTTCTGGTTTTTGACTATTAACGCCATCACTGCATATATCGCAGTATCTAAAAACGCATCTTCAATTGGTTCGTTCTGTGCTTTGAAGTTATGTTTAGTTGAAAGGTTAACTAGCCTGTTTATCTTATCGTTTAGCCTTACTATAATACCTAGTAAAGCTATATTGACTTCTTCCTCCGATTTTAATTGAGTTCCCATAGCAATATTGCCAGGTCCGTAGTCAAATTGTTTTTTACAAAATGTCATATACATAGTATTAAGTATTTTTTGAAACTCTTGTTCTGTTTCAGGAAAGTTATCTTTTATATGTAATACTGTATCTTCAGCTGTTGTTGTTTTTTGTTCCATCTTTTGGAAAGTCCTCCATATCAGGTTTATCTTCTAATTTTCTTAATGTATCTAATTGCTGTTGTAATGTTTGAACTAGCTTGTAATCTTTCTTTTCTTTAGCTTCTAGGATTTTTTTTGTATATTCTTCCATAAATAGTCTCCCATACCTAATTGAAACAGTCCATTTGATAATGCATCGATATATCCTTCTTTGTGCTCTAAGCCGTAGTTAAAGTGCAATGCGTGTAGTATTTCGTGGATTAATGTCTCTTGTTGTCTTGAATGATGAATATTACTATTAATATAGATAATATTATCTTTTACTTCGTGTCTGCCATACAACTCTTTTGAACTATCTTCGTGCTTTAAATCGGTAAATATTATTTCGTATTCGTGGCCGCCTATAGCAATTCTCGTATCGCGATTTTTATTTTTTGGTATCATCTTTCTTTTTCTCCCTATCTTTATTATTAGGCGAATTTTTTCTAATAAAATACAAATCAGTCTCAATCTCTGACAATTCAGGTACTATACGGAAACTTTCCTCTATAATAGCTTCTATTTCTTTTATTCTATCTTCTCTTTCACCCATTGTGTACGTAGTTTACATAAATAATCGTACACAAGTCAAGAAAAAAATATATATAGTACAAAAAAATAGTTTAACAATACGAAAAATAATCCTTGACACGAAAGAAAATATTTAATTATAATATAATACTCGGGAGCTCTAAAAAAAGATTAATAATAATTAATACTTAACTTTAAATAACACTCAATACTCTAGAGTAGACAGTATATTCTCTAAAATTTCCAAAAAAAATAATTTCACAGGGCATTTTACGCCTATATTACGAGCTTTACCCCGATTTTTCCTATTTGGTTGAAAACTAACGACAATTTGTGTGTGCCTTTTGTTTCCCTAAGACGGGTCGGGTCTTTTTCTATATTGAAAATTAAATAAAAGGTTGAAAATTCAATTTCAGATTGAAAGTTGGTTATTATGTATGATAATAATAAAATAATCCTTGACTTTTAGTCAAATCCAGTATAACTTCCAGTATGGAAGTTACTTATAAATCAGGTCTATCGGGCACAGCCAATAGCTACGCCCAGACCACAACTAAGAAAGGACAAGACGATATGGTAATAAGCATAGAGCTATTCACCGAACCTAACTCTGATAGCGACGAGTGGTGTGCCACAAGCTGTGGCTACTGCAGTAATGACGAGATAGGCAATAGTGAAAATACGTATGTTATCATCAATTCATCTGACTTAGTCTGTAATTCGCAGAGATGCAAAGCAGATATGTTAGAGGATATGATGGCAGCCGAGAAAATACACGACGATGAAAGCGGTATTTATATCACTGCATCAGGACAGGGCTACGATAGCTGCTGCGAGTATGAACATACTAACGATTGTTGCGAAGTAAGATAACAATCATAACAATGAGGCGGTGTAACAGCCGCCTCTAAAACAAAGGAAATAAAAATGATAGAACTACTAATAATGGCTTTGATATTCAGTGTACTACTTAACATAGTACAAGCACTGAGTTCAGAGTTTAGCAAAGGTTACAACCTAGGTATGAAGTATGCCAAGGATTGGGACGAGAGAGTTGAAGCACTGGAACGTACAACGTACGAAAAACCAGACACGCGTCTATAGTAACCGAAAATACCCTGGGTGTAAAAGCCTGGGGTATTTTTTTAAGTGTCAATATTTATATTTAAGAGAGCTAGATTGGCCTCAGATTGTCCATAATTTAATTTAAATAATTCTTGCATCTTAATTATTTTATATGTAATATAAGGTATGACAAGAAAGGAGGTGAAGAATATGAAAGGATATATTAACCAATACAAAAGATTCTTTTAATATAAACAAAGGTATGATAAAAACCGATAGAAAGGAGGTGAGAAATATGAAGGGAGTATTAAAAGCGTATACTGAAGTTAAACACGCTGAACTAAAAGCAAGAGTAATGGAAATATATTGTCCATTCTTTGGCAGTTTTATTACTGATGAAGATGATGGCAAAGATAAAGAAGGATATTGGCACGCAGTCAATGCAATGTCAATAGAAGAGTTAGAAGCTCACTTATAATATAAAAATAAACAGGGGCGGTGTAACAACTGCCCCGAAAGGAAATAAAAATGACTAAAAAACACTTCGAAGCAATAGCCGGTGTACTAAACAAGACTTTTAAATATCTTGTAGAAGCTCTGGCTGTCGCATTCAGTCACGAAAACCCAAGGTTTGACGTAGATAAGTTTAAATCTGCTTGCTTTAAAGACCTAGGTTAATAGAATAGCCCTGAGAGTAAAATCTTGGGGCTTTTCTTTGCATAAAAAAAATATATTTAAGAGAGCTAGATTGAGAAGAATTGGGCATTCCCACCCTCTACCGCCCTCTAAGGTAAGCCTTTGCGACGAAAAAGTCAAGTCTTTTTTTATTTATTTTTGCGACTGAAATTTTGGTGTCTATTTGCCTCCCTAACTTACGACTAAAAAATGACAATGTCAAGCTTTTATTTTTTGAAGGATACAAAAAAAGCCGACTATAATTTGCAATCTAAAAGTGTCAAAGCACTTATCGTATTATAGCCGACTTTAGTCTATCTAGTATATACTAGCTTTTAGGAATAACAATCTCAACTTTATGTGTTGCTCTTGGAGTTCCTTTGACATCTGAACCTTTCTTAGTCAATGTAATCCCTTGCTTCTCAATTAAAGAGTTAAGACTAGCGAACTTTTGATTAATATCATCAACTAAGCGACTAGCTTCCTGACTACTTTCTTTAATGACAAGCCAATTATCTATTCTAGTTCCGACTACTAAATGATTTGCGTCGTAAGACTTTACCATACTATTGAATAATGCCTTATTACCATTTGCAATAGTCTCAAAAGATGATATCATCTCATCTCTTTGTTCCGACTTCACTCGGTTCATTTGACTACGTTCTAACACCTGTGTTTTATTTGCTTCTTTACTCATTATTATACCAACCTTTCATTGTTGTATTTGATTATCTCGTTATTAGTATTTACAAATTCATTACCAAAAATAAATCTGTAAAGTTCTGCTTGATTGATTGCGTCTCTGTTGAATTCTGCTCTAAGTCTTTGACTTTGTTTTTGTTGAGCTTTTTCATCTCTTAGCATATCATTATAAGCTGTTAATTTTGCGTCTTTACTCATTTTGTTAAACCTCTTTAAGTTAATTAATATCATATAAGAATATAGCTATGAATGTCGCCCAATCCTAATGTTTTCTACTCAAATCTGAAAATAGTTTTAGACGAGCAAAGTAATCTTTTATAGAAGCTAGATTGTCCAGAATGGAGCTCCGACGCAACTCAGGACTTTAGACTAGGGCCCTTGTAAACTATCTTAGAAAACTCTTGTAGTCGGCGACATCTATACCTATATTCAATAGTAAAATCAGACTATATTAACAACACAACATCAGACGCAAGTCTGGATTGGAGACGCAATATGCAAGACACTACTACTATGCGACAGACTAAACGTTGCACTACGTGTAATCAATGGCATACGACTGAAGTAGAGATAGAACATCTACCTGTCGGCACAGAAGTATTTGTTATACCAGACTACGATAAGCAGTCTTGGGACGTAACACTAGACGTAAAGGATAAAGATATAATACATAACTTTGAGGCTCAGACATATGCAGACGTAAGATATTTAATACAACACGTCGCTTTTATGCTACATAACCACAATAAAGCTTTCAATGTGTTCTTTCCTACTAGTCAATTAGAGACACACAGACGTATAAACAGCGTCAGTCTGTCAGGCTTCTTAGACAATGAGGCAGAAACGACTAGTAAGATAGATAATATGTTTAAGAAATACAGACGACAGCACAATGCTAGTCGTAAACTAATGCTACAAGGAGGTAGATAATGTGTAAAAGTTGTAATGATACAAGAAGTAAAGAAACAGGAATAGTCTATAATATAGACGATAGAATAAAGACGCATAGACGTAACTTGCAAATGATAGGCAGTATACAAAGTCAATTAGTTCAGTTGCAGTCGGAAGTCCAGCAATTCTATGTAGAGAGTGGAGTAGTCCAGACAGAGATAGTCGCAATGCATAATGATATGTCTAGTGTTATGGACGCATTAGAAAACATAAGACTAAAAAACTATGATATAACTAAGGACATAGTATAATTAATTTATATATAGCGACTACCACCAACCAAAATTCAGTACGTGTAATCCTTTCCACGTCGGTTGGTAGTAAGTGTAGTCGCAAAATTTGTAGTAATGATTTTATTAACCCAAAACAAGGAGTATAGACTATGTGTGGAATATATGGAATAGCTAAATCTCCGAAACCTTATACTAAGAAGCAGTCTAAGATTGCTAAAAAGGTATTGAGGCATATTGCAGTAGATAGTGAGACGCGTGGTAGTCATTCGTCTGGTATTGCAAGTATCGGAGAGCAGTCTAATATATATAAGTCCCTTTTGCCATCTGGTAAGTTCGTAGATAGCAAAGAATATACTACTGCTATTAAGTCGTTAGACAATGGTAGTAATATATTACTAGGACACACTAGATTTGCGACTGAGGGAGCTATTGTTAAGAACAATGCTCACCCATTCCAAGTCGGTGGTGTTATAGGTGCCCATAATGGTTGCGTCTATAACATAGCAGAAATGCAAACCCAGTTAGATAAACAATGCCCAGTAGATAGTCAGTTGATATTTAAGTCAATTGATGCTACTAATAACATACAGGACGCAGTCGCCGATTTTGATAGTGATTTTGCGTTAAGCTATGTAAAGAACAACCCAATGATATTACATTTATGTAGAGAGACTAATAGGCCTCTTTCAGTCGCATATGTGCCTCAGTTGGAGACACTATACTATGCGTCAGAAAGTGATTTTATTGTAGATGCACTACTTAAAGCAGGTATCTTTGGTATAGACGTAGTAAAGTTAAACAAGAATACATTATATAGTTATAATGTTGCTATGTTTGGAGATACTATATCAAATGTAGTTAAGACTACTTTTGACTATAAGTCCAGAGTATATCAATACAATATTAATAGTTATTCAAATACTAGTAGTATAGGTAATTCACAATACGACTACGAGTTTGCAGACTATGATTATGTAAGCGACGAAATACCGGATTATGATGAAAATGGAGTACTAAGTAAAGAGTGGCAAGCTATGAACAAGCAGGAATTGTGCAGAATATATGTAGGCACACGTCCCAGTGAGTGGTTTTATGACTTGACTGAGCATCAATGGTACTTTATGAACGTTGAGACTAATGAGCTTATGAATGAGTGGCAAGTCGCAGAAAGTATGTATGGAGAACAAGACAGATGGGAAGCATACTATGACAGAACATAGAAGAGAAGTACAAGAGGTAGACGACACAGACTTCACTGCTCCTTGCGATAGTTGTTCTGTTGATATGACTGAAGCTGATGTTGTATCAGACGAAATGGGCAATGATATGTGCCAGGATTGTTACGACGAAAACTATAGTAATAGTGATTGCTGTGGCTGTGAGTTACATAACGACGAAATAATGCATACTCCTAGTGGAGACGAAGCATATTGTGAGGATTGCTACCACGACAATATTACATATTGTGAAGGTTGTAGTACCGATTATTGGAACGACGATATGCATTACTCAGAGACTGATGGAGAGTACTATTGTGAGCAGTGTTATGATGAGTATCATCAATCAAGTAGCTACGAGTGGAACGTCTATAGTAATAGTTTCATAAAAGAAAATAGAGACTTTGCTACTCCTGATAAATGTGGATATCGTAGTGATACGTTTAATCTAATTAAGTCTAGACGTTATCAAGGTATAGAGATAGAGACTAATTATGGAGGAGACTGGACTAATAGTTTTGTCTATGACAAAATTCATAATAAGTTACAAAACTCTAGGTATAGTAATTCAGAAACATCTACTATGTTTAATGTAGTCTACGATGGAAGTGTTAATGGTGGAGATAATCCTTATGGAGGAGAAGTTGTAGTAAGTCCAAGACGTGGAGACGTGTTGTTTAAAGATATGCTTACTATTACAGAAACTCTTAAATCATCAGTAGACGCGTACATTAGTAGGAAATGTGGATATCACTTACACATAGACACAAGAGACTATGACTGGCAACACTTCTTAATGTTAGTAATTATGACTAAGATGATTGAGCCACATATATATAGTTGGTTGCCTTCTAGTCGTAGAACTAGTAATTGGTGTAAACCAGTATCTCAGTCAATTAACGACTTAAGATATATTTGCGACAGAGATAGCTTCATAGAATACTATTACGACAATGGACACTTTACTAATGACAAGTATAACGACAAGAGATATCAAGGACTGAACTTACATAGTCATTTTCAAGCCAATCAAGGCGTAGAAATTAGATATCACTCGGGAACTTTAAATGCAGATAAAATGTTACATTGGAGTATATTCTGGAGCCAAGTCGTAGATAAGTGTTACGACTTAGGTACTCAGTTAGCAGACGAAATGCGAGAACGTAATATACACGACTTGTATGATACGTCTCTATTTAAGTCTCTACTTACTAAAAACGTAATAAAGTACGAAAAAGACAGAATATCAGACATTAGTGATAGAGTTCAAGTACACGATGGAGCATATACAAATATAAGTCAATACAAAAAAGATAGTAAGTATCTAAAAGACTTATTAGGTATTAAAAGCGACAAAGTGTATTTGATAGAGCCAATGCTTAGATTTATTAAGCAGAATAGGTACACAAAGGCTACTATGACTATTGATAGTCTCTTTGATACGTTTGAAATACCAGTCCTTACACAAGAGTTCTACAAAGAACGTCTGGTGGAGATTATGGACAATCCAAACACTCCAGCAAGACACATAATAGACTGCTTTAACAATTCAGATTACTTTGTACAATTTGACAAAGATAATATGTCTTTTAAATTAGCAGGTATTATGAGTTCTATGTTTCCGACTATTGATGATGATGTAGTTAAGTACAATCCATATGGACAGAATAATATGGCATACATCTCAAAAGACAAAGAGCCTTATGATATTGATGGCTTTGCTTTTAATCCAGTTAGTATAGAAGGAAGTTTAGAAGCTTGAAGTATATATCAAATGACAAAGACGCGTCGTTAAAACATAAAGGCGACGCGTTTAATATTAATAATGTAAAACAACGAATGGAGCAAAAGTGAAAAAATATAAAATAAGAGTTAGTATACCTATTGAATACGATACGTCGGAGTTAAATAGTTATTTTGAAGCTACATTAAATGTAGACGCAGATACCTATGAAAACGCAATGACGTTGGGAGTAGAGGAGTTTAATGATAACTACGACATAGACGCAATATATGATGAAATATATCAGGACTTAAAGTCTCAGATGTTAGTGTGGTTAGATGGAGATTATGAGTGCGACTTAAGTAATGAGGATTACTATTTTGCAGAGGAACAAAAACCTAAAGATGGAGGAAATACTAATGATAGAGCATAATGAAGGAAACATAGTTATAGTAGATACAGACGATTTTATGGTTTGTGGATATTGTGGCATTGAAGAGGTTTATATGCAAGATTGCGACTGCTCTGAGGAAGTTATAACTTACTTTAACTTTCAAGAGAGAATAGTCCAAGAGACTATGGGCAATAAAGATGAATATGATAGAATATTAGATGGAGGTAGATGTTAATGAGTAAAGAAGCAATAAGATTACAGACAGAAGTAATAAATGCGACAGCAAAACTGCGTAGGCTAGGATTTAGAATAGAATGCACATACATACCAGGTGCAGGTTGGGCGTCGGAACTAGTTAATAATAACACTGGAGAACTACACGAACAAGATATTATAGACGCTCAACAGGAAAAGAATAGAGACTATGCTCTAGACAACACAAGAGGTACTTGGACTTCTGAGCAAAGCAGAAGGAAGGAGAAATAGATGAAAGATAAAAGTAAAACTTTAGACAAAGGAGCAATCCCTAGGATTACTCAAGAGATATACTATGAGGCTTCTCCAGACGGAAGCCTTACAGTAAATACTCAATTGTGCATAAAAGAATTTATAGAAAAATTGAATTCTGTTGATGAAAATAATAAGCTTTTTTACAATATTGATAAGGCAATAGAGAAGGAATTTAATAAATAAAGTTTTGAAGTTTTGCTTGACAAAGGTAGGATTTTATAGCTATATTGCATTATGAAAAATGATAATAAAAAAATACAAACTTCCTTCGTTATGGATAAGAAACTTTGGTTAAAGTTTAAGTCTAAAACGTTGGCAGAAGGGTATTCCGTAAAAGATAAATTACATACTCTTATTTCAGACTATATAAAAAAGGAGACTAAAAATGCCAGCAATTGGTTTCGTATATCCAAGTGGTAATAAAGTTTCTTTCGACGAGGTAAGAGAAGGTAATGTAGACATACTTGAAATGGGTATGTCGCTACCGACACTAATTGAAATGTCTAAGGAAAGAGACCCTAATAGAAAGCCGTCAACGACTGAGCTTTTAGTTGGAACTTGTGAATCTTATCTTAAGAGGACTAAAGAATATTATATAAATCCTCAAGATAGAGCATTTTCCTTAGCAGGAACTATGCACCACGCAAAACTAGAGCAACACGAAGACGAAAGACACTTACTAGAACAGAAGTTAGAGATGTGGAATATAACTGGTATAGCCGACTTGTATGACAAGAAGACTAAGATGTTAATAGACTACAAAAATACAGGCTCTTACAAGTGTGCTCAATTATTAGGTATGACATATAGACTAGTGCCTGACCCTTATGGAGCTAAATATAAATCAAGTGGTAAGTGGGGAAAGAAAGGCTCTCCTAAAATGGTAAAACAATGGTATCGCGATGAAGGTTTAGCAGACTTTGGAGATTGGGGTTGGCAGTTAAATTGGTATAGATATTTATTAAGTAATGCAGGCTATGAAGTTGATAGTATGTATATACAAGTCACACTTAGAGACGCAGGACTTGCAGTCTCTAGAGATAGAGGACTAGATAAAAATATATACTTAATTGAAGTGCCTAAGTATGATGATGAGGTTTTAGAGAATAGGTTTTTGACGTCTAGAGATGAGCTAATTAAAGCTATAGAGACTGGAAACTTACCTCAAAAATGCAGTAATGAACAAACGTGGAATGGAAGAAAATGTCAATCTTATTGTGACGTTAGAGAACTATGTCCATATAATAATGGGAGTATAAATGGGTAAAATGAGTGAGTTAGACTTACAAAAACAGCAGATACAAGAGTTTGGAGACAGCCTTGTCGGAGAAGATGTTTTAAGTAAGAAACACCAACACGTCTCAGAAGAACCTACTCCTCAAGACGTAGTTAAAAGTAGAAATGGTTTTGACTATGTAGACGAAGGATATATGCGTTGGAGATTAAACCAACACTATCCTATCTGGTCTTGGGAAGTAATAAAGTACGAGACACTTGGAGACAAGGCTATAGTAGTACACGGACGTCTAAAGATTATGGACGAAGGTATACCACGTAGTTTTGACTCAGTAGCAGCACATAGAATAGCACAAGCTAGAAGTGGTTCTGGATATGTAGACTTAGGTAATGACCTAAAAGCAGCAAATTCAGATGCATTTAAAGTTGCAGTGAATAGACTATGTAATGTTGCAGACGACGTATATAGGAAACAGTATATTGACAAGACTCTAAGTCAAAATCAATATGATAAAATGTTACTTACTATGTCACAGCTAGATGTACAAGAAGCAGAAAAAGTTGATGTTGCTTTACAGTCTGGCAAGATAAACAAGGACAATTACGACAAAGTGATTGCCAAATTAACAAAGGGAGTTAAAGATGAGTAATGTTAATGATGTGTTAAACTCAATTGACAATGATGTAGCTTATTATAATCCTTCTGAAGACACCGCAGGAACAAAACAGTTTGTTCCAATTAAAGAAGGTGTTTATGAAGCTAGTGTATTTAAGCTAACCATAAAGAAAAATATAGTTGTTAAGAATCAATATCTTAGTGATATATTTGAAGCTATCTATGTTATAGACGGAGATAAGCACCCCGACTATAAAGGTAGACAGATTAAATCTAAGGGTTACTTTAGGTTTAAGAATCCAGACAAAGAACAATATCCTAAACTTGAAGACAATCAAGGAAACAACAAAGGATATATGATATTCACAGAGGCTTGTGGGTTTGAGATGAAGAAAGATGATACAGGTAAATATCTTTTACCTATGATTATGGAGTCTGATATCTCTGGCAATCCAGTGACAATCAAAGTCGTTCACGACAAATGGACTGACTCTGAAGGAGAGACTAGAACTACTCCTTTAGCAGTAAGTGTATTTAAATCTAATAGAGTTGTTAGTAAACCTATTGCAGAAGACGAATTACCGTTCTAATGCAATATAATATCAAATTAGACGAAGAACAGTTTATGGCTTTGATTGAAATGATAGAGCAGCACAGGTGTGAAGGAGAAGAAGAACTATGTTCTAGTCTCCGAACATCTGTGAAAGCTCAATTTCAAGAGCAGTTTATGGAAAAAGAGGAAGAGATTACTTTAGAGGTAGATGATATACTTAAAGCCGCTAAACAAACTCTTGGACCAGCATACTGCGACAACTGCGAATAAAAGAAATCAAACTATTCCCTTCCCAATACTACGGCTTAGAAGGAGTCGTGCAGGTATACAATCCTGTTACTAAACCCTTAAAGCAAAGATTAGCGGTTGGTTGGCACGAATCGTTACAAAATTAAATAGGGAAGGGAATAAACATAAGGAGAGTTGTGGACATTTCTAAATGGAATTATATTATGAAGTCGTTTCAAGATATGTTAGGATATGACAAGGGAACGACAGAGGTTTTAATTACGAAAAGATTTTCTAAAATAGGGTTTAAAGATATTGAGTCTCTAGATGAGAGAGAGACTAACTATCTTACATATGTATTAAGAAAAAAATATAGGGAGATACTAGATGAACAAAATAGAAAAAAAGATATTGAAGGAGCTAAGGGAGAATAGTAGAGTTCCTAGACAGGACTTTTTATTCAAACACTTTATATTTCCTTGGCAGACTAATGAGGCTTTAAGAAGTTTATTTGAAAAAGGCTACATTATATCTTGTATTAGGCTTTCTGGCACTAGTTATAAGCTTATTAGAGACAAAAATGATGAATTTTAAGAATAACAAACGAGCTTACCTTTCTATGGACGTTGCAATAAATAAGCGATACTTATGTCGCAAAAGTAAATATAATCGCTTAGAGGGGTATTCTCGTAAGCAAAATTTAGGAAAAGTATGAAAAAAAACGAGACAAAGATAATTAAAGCATTAAGCACATATTTTAAGGGCGACGAACCAATAGTTTGCTCTAATCAATATCATAGGTTTGACGCGTATAACCAAAACTATATTATTGAGGTTAAATATAGGAACAGACTATACAAAGATTTCTTAATAGAGTTTGACAAGTATGCATATAATAGACTATATGCAAAAATTAATGATAAAAAGTTTTTATATGTCGTTGGAGTTGATGACGATATATATGTATATAACATAACCAATCTAGATAAGTCTGGATATAAATACAATTGGCATATGAAACAAATGCCTAAACAGACAGAGTTTGACCATAATTGGGACATAGATAAATACGTTGGCTACTTAGAGTTGTGGGCAGCAAAGAAAATAGGAGAAGAGAATGGCTAGTAAATCAAAAGCTAAAGGAAATAGATTTGAAAAAGAATGTTGCTCTATTGCAGAAGAATTTGGGTTCACTGCAAAGAGAGCCTGGGGAAGCGACGGACGTAGTATCGGTAAGTCGCCGGAGGTTGATATAGTTATTGGATATAAAGTAAAAGACTTTGATATTCAGTGTAAGGTAAGAAATAAAATAGCACAATATATTATACCTCCAGAAGATTGTGATTTTACTGTACTTAAACAAGACAGAGGAGAAGTTTATGCTTGCATTAGGTACGAATATTTGTTAAATTTAATAAAATTAGTTGAGGAGGAAAAATGAGAACATCAGCAGGAGATTCATACAGGCACCCAGAGGAGTTTCAAAAAGACAAAGCAAACTTTGAAGCATTGTATTACTATATGAAAAAAATAGAACCATTAGATTATGAAGAGTGGTTTGATAAGGAAGCTATAGATAAATATATTAAAGGTATTGTTAACCCAGATTATAATAATACATTGTTTGGAGTAGCTAGGAACGAAAAAACATCTACTACTAGAATACCTACAAGGTGTGTAAAATGTAAAAGGCCTTGGGCAATAGAGTATATGAGCAATAGTTTTGAAGAAAACTATCTAGACGAAGGTCTGTATGCAAATATACCAATGGTAAAAGGAGATTGTAAAGAATGTAGGGAGGAAAAATGACACAACAAAAATCATTTGCAATACATAGTGAAGAGTCTGAACAAGCAGTATTAGGCTCTATACTATTAGACGAGAATTGTTTTGACTTGGTAAAAGATTTTATTCCAGAGACAGATGTATTCTATTCTTTAAAGCATCAAGACATATGGAAAGTTGTATGTTCGTTAAAGAAAGAAGATATACCTGTTGATATGGTTAACGTCTCAGCTAAAACAGAAGGATTAACTTATTACTTGACTGGACTAGTAGAGAAAGTTCCTACTACAGCAAATGTAATATCTTATGCAAGACAGATGAATGCAGACTGGCTAAGAAGAAAGCTTGTACATCAGTCTCACGAGATTGCAGTTAAGGCTTCTGACAACACAAACGATATTAATACATTGCTTGTAGATGTACATAACACTGCTAGCTCTTTAATTAATCTTGAGCCTGGGCAAAAGTTTGATTTAGATTCTTTATTAGTAGAGACAAAAGACTCTTTGTTTAGCCAACGAAACCTGACTACTACAGGCCTAGCATCGCTAGATAATATTATATCTGGTATGACTAAGGGAGAAATCACCATATTTGCTGGGCGACCTGGTAATGCTAAAACTACGACAGTCGCCAATATAGCTCGTAATCTTGTGTTGTCTGGCAAAAAGGTGGTTATGTTTAATAGAGAGATGCCTAACACAGAGATGATGAAGAAGTTTATTGCTATGGAAGCAGACGGAGTAACCTATCATATGCTAAGACATAATGCTGTAACTAATAAAAATGTTATTGAAAAGAGCTTAGATATTATTAAAGAAAAGTATACTGACAAATTATTTATGTTTGATAACATTAGAAATTTAGAGGGAACTTTTAGAGAGATAAGACGTATAAAGCCAGACGTAGTCATTGATGACCACATAGGACTTATAGAATATCCTAGTAATGATATGAGAGACTTAAGGTTAAAGATAGGTGACACTTCAAGGAAATATAAGTGGCTATGTAAATCAGAACAGATGTCTGTTATACTAGTATCTCAATTAAATCGTAACATAGAGTATAGAACAGAGAGAATACCTAAGCTTAGTGACCTTGCAGAGTCTGGTAACTTAGAACAAGATGCAGAGATTGTAGCATTTACTCACTATCCCTGGACTGTAGATTTTGAGAATGCAAGAAATGGTAGGTTTGGATTGGATATTGTTGTTGCTAAGAATAGATATGGTTCGACTGGAAAAGCAACGGTAGGATTTTCCCCAGATACTTGTACACTATACGATAGTGTTGAAGAAGCTGAGATGAGTGTATCTAAAGCAGGAGTTCCAGGAAGTTTAAATGATATACCTTTCTAGTCGGACTTACCTAAAATTTTCCTTAAGTCGTCAAGAGTGTTGGATTCTCTTAATTTCTGAATTATTTTTCTGGCTTGTTCTCTCATACGTTCCAAATCTCTAAATTCACTAAATTCTCCTATTCCACCCTTGTTTAATTCCGCAACTTGCCTTTCATCTACCTCTTTAGATAATCTATTAAAAGAATCTGTAAAGTTTTTATCCTTTATTATTTTTCCTTCCTTATCTAGTTTGATTACGGCTCTGTTTGCTTTCTTACCAACAGTTGCACCTAATCCTAAACCAGGAATTGCTCCTAATAAAGACATCAATGTTCCTGCTCCGTCTCCTTCAATTCCATAAAGAGCTGCGTTAGCTAAGTCTGGAGCCATTCCAACACCGGGAATAAGACCAGCGTTTTCTAATACATTGTGAATAGTAGAGCTTTTAGTTTCTACGTTCTTTTTATTTCCATATTGATTTATAATTTCTTGTAATTTATTATCATTTTTCATAATTTATCCTTAAGGTATGTATACTTTTTCTTTCTGTTGTTTTAATAATGATTTGAAATATCTTTTTTCCATAATTGTTGGACTAATGTCTCCTCTAGTTATTGCTAAGCTAGGATATCCTCTGTAGGTAGATTCTCTTAATCCAAAAGCTTTTGCAGCAATACTTCTATCTACGTTTTTTGCAGCAAAAACTTTGTTAAAAGCCATTATAACTTCAGTAGCTTCATCATACTGCCCAGCTTCTATTAACTCTCTAACGTACTCTACAGTTCTTTTCTTATTATTTCTAACTCTATCTTTTGTCATAGCTTCTGTTTCAAGAGGTCTTTTTAAAAGCCTACCAGGAATAGTACCTAAAATAGGCAACATTACTGCTAAACCTTTTCTTATAGGAACATCTTTTTGGTCTGGATATAAAGTTATATTATCATAAATTGTATATAATCCATCTTGAAGCCTAACAAAATCGTCAAATTGAACAGGAGTTAAAAATCTTTCGAATGTTGTTCCAGGGTCATCTTCATTTAAAGTATCTGTAATCATACCAAAAGAACCTACGTTAGCAAATCCATTTATATAATCTTGCCAGTCTGGTGTTTCTAATAGTTTCTTTCTATTTTCTCTACCATAATACTGTTCTTCTCCTGTTAAAATTTTAGAATATTGTTCTCTTGCCCACATAACAGCAGGACCTCCAACTAATCCAGCCATACCAAGTTGTAAAATAGGCATAATGTTTCCGTCTAATACTTCTCTTTCTACTTCTGCTTTCATATATGTAGCTTGCCTGTATCCAAATCTTTTAAAAAGAAATAAAGCTTTCATATTAGGGTCATTAAAAAAGAAAGGGTCTTTGGTAAAACTTCTTTGCATTTGAGAATCTAAAGCAAATTTAGTCATAGCTCTTTGTATTTGTCTTTTAAGGGCAACGTTTTTTAAACTATAATCTCTGTTTATAATATTATCTGCGTTAGCAAGAACTTCTTTTTCGCTTAATCCCATTCTTTTTAAACTTTTTAAAGCCCACCTTTTTCTAAGCTCGGGAACAGCAGAGTCTAATATACCTAGTCCAACTTTTTTACCAGTTAATATTTTAGTAAAGTTTATAACTAATTGTTCGGCAGTAGCTGCAGCTATGACTTGGTTTACTTCATTAATTTTTGTAAATCCACTATACTTAGCACCTGCTTGAGTAAGTTTAGCTATACCTCTTCTAGCTGCTTCAGTTTTATTAGTCTTTATTAAATCTGCAGCATTTCTTATAAAATCAATTCCATTTCTAAATGCTTTTTTTCTATCAGTTCCAAATAAAATATCTCTTATAATTTCTTGAGTTGGATTTTCTCCATATTTTTGCAGAACAGAAGCTCCTTGTTGAAGATAGGGGTCCGCTACCATAAGCTCTTCAAAAGCTGTACGAACAGTAGCTCCTGTTTCCCTAATCCAATCCCTAATACGCATTTTGTTCTTGCCTTTTCCTACTGTAACATTTCTAGCTAAGTCAAACATACTTTTACTAGCAGCCATAGGACTTATTATCATAGATGATATCATAGTCTGGGTAATATTAACAATAGGAGCAAAACCAGATGCAATTTTAGTAAACATCTCTAAGTTATTTACTGACTGTAAAAATTTAGAAAGAGTTAGATTTTTATCAAAATTAATATCTCCAGTAAAAATATCTACTGCCATTTCAAGGGCTTGTTTTTCAGTCTTTGCAGCATATCCTGGTACAAAAGAAAAAGGAATTTTATCATCTCCAATTTTATTTTTAAGAGAATCTAAAAGTCTGTATTCAGGAGTAAAAGCTCTAGCCATTTCTATTCTTTTTGTACTACCAGCCGTATAATCTTGAAACAAACTAATTATATTTTTTTCATATAACTCACTTTTTTCTAAAGCTATTCTTGTAAACTCTCCGGTTTTTACTCCAGTGTTTCCTAATTTTCTAGACTTTTCTAAAGGAGCAAATTGTTTTTTTGTTAAACTTTCTAAACCCATAGCCATAGTTGCATAAGCGTCAAAAGCGTCTGGTTTTGTCCCGTCTGACCTAGTTTCCATAAGTTTACTGAACATAGACTTAAAGTCATCTCCTTTTGCGTTACCTTTTCTTTTTAGTTTTTTATCAAAAGTTTTAACTATTTCTTCAATAGCTTTGTTTAATTCTTTTATAGTTTCTTTTCCATAATTCTTATCTATCCTTATATCTCCTGCTATAGTTTTAATTCTCTCTTCTATCTGACTAGTTCCATCAAATAAAACATCAAGAACTTCTTTTTTAAACATAAAAGGAACATATGATTCAACGTAATCTGCAACATTTATACCTACATCTTTAGCATCTTTAAATATTTCGTCTGTGTATTCTTTCATTTTAGGAAGAAATTCTATTTTAAGTTTTATTTTATCTTTTTCTGCTTTGGATAAATTTTTATTATTTAACTGTTCTTTAAGTTCATTAATTACAGTCTGTCTTCCTTTAGTATTTTTATTCAATCTATCTAATTGATTAATACTATTTAAATCGTCCCAAGCCTCTCCACCTGTTAAATATTTTTTCCACCAAGATGCAGTAGATTTTCCGACAATAGATACGTCTCCTATACCAACTATTTCATCAAGCTTTGCATATCTTCCAGCAGTTTTATTTTGAGCTCCAACACTTACTTCGTCTAACATTCTTAAAGCCATTTTAGCATATTTGCTATCTAACTGAGAATAAGCTGGCTTAAAAAAAGTAAGAGCTCTAGAAAATACACCTTTGTCTTTATTTAGTAATCCAGCAGGATTAAATAATCTTGTTACATTATAAACTTTAGAATTTTTATTTACAAACTCTCTAATATACTTAGCGTCATCTACATACCTAGCAAGAATAGCTTTAGTTGAGTCGTTCATATCTTTTAAAGTAACTTCCTTGCCGTCTCTTACCATTTTAGCTATCTTTTTAAACTGAGCTTGGTTTGTTCCTTTAACTTTTAAACCAGCAAGATATCCAATAGCATTATCCCAATCGCTTTTATTATATCCCTTGGTTCCTTTTTTAGCATTTTGTTCCAGGACTTCAATAACTTTGTCATTTCTAACTTTATCAAACTTTGTTATCTCTCCTTTTCTTTTACGTATAATACTACCATAATCTTTTTTATATTCATTAGGTCTTTCAACGTAGTAATCAAAAAACTTTTTAGTATTTCTTGCGTCTAGTTCTAAAATTCCAGCTTGTTTTCCGTCTCCTTTTCCAACCTTAAGTTTCATAGTAAGATTTCCTTTGGCGTCTTGAGAAATACTATCTTGGAGTACAGATACTCTTCTACTACCTATTGCTTCTTTAGGCGGTTTCTGTTTAGAGTCTTTTAACCCTTCTCTAACTGCTACATTCGTTCCCTTAATTACTGGTCCGACCGCTCCTCTTGCAGTAGGATTTAATAGATTGTAATTTACACTTCCACCATACCTTTCTGCTTCGGCGGCTAATTGAGTCAATTCTTTAGTTTTAAAATCAGCAAATTCAAACTTTAATTTTTCATTAATCTTTCCTTTTCCATATGATATAGTTCTTCCTGGTATTGATATAGCTCCAGCTAAAGCAAGTCCAGTAACAAGGTCCGCAGCTTCAGGAGCTCTTCCTTCATATAAAGGGCCTTGGAGTCCAGCAAAAGTCATTGATTCATAGAATAAACCAGCACCTTTTTTCTTTCCTGTCACAGCTTCTAAAACTTCTAATCCTCCTTTTCTAACAGTGCTACCTTTTTTTGCTAAATTTTCTATACCTCTAGAAGGAAGTGCTCTTAATGCCCTAGCTGTACCTCCAGCTAGTCCCATTGCTCCGCCTCTTGCATAATCTTTTAGTTTAGAGTTAAGCATAACTTCTTTCATAGCAAATGCTTTTAATCCAAAGTTCTCTTTATTAGTCCAGGTTCCTCCCAAGAATCCTCCATTTTTATCAAACTCTTTACCTGTCATAAGTTCAATAGTATTACCAGATTTCATCATTTCATCTCTTGTTCTGGTTGCTGATTTATACAGTCCGTCGTGAGCACCAAGAATTGCCATTTGAGGTAGACCTTGTTCTACAACATCGTCTACAATAGTTCTTGCTGTTTTATAAGATATGTTTGTTCCTCTCGCTAATTGTGCAGCAACTCTTCTCTCTACTAATCCTTTTGATGCTTGTTTACCAGCAATCTTAGTTAATGCAACTCTACCTGCAATACTAGCAGTTCCTCCACTAGCAGCCATTAAAGCTAAATCTTCTTTAGAAGCAAAAAATGAAGCTAGTGTTGCGACAAAATCTGATACAATATTAGGTGGAGCACTCTTTAAGTCATAATATTTTTCACCAGTCATCATCTGATGCATCATACCACCCAAAGATTCATTGTATGCTTTTTTATACCATACAGGAACAGAGTCCCAGAATTTTTCTCTGTCTGAATCTCTTTCTTCCTTAGTCATATCATTGTAAGGTTTGTAACTTGAAACGTTTTCTGATTGATTTCTAGGTCTTAATTGTATTTTAGGTTTATCGGTTGTTGTACCAACAAAATTTTGTCTTGGTCTAAGTTGTGGCATTATTTCCTTTTCTTAGATTGGTTATATAACTGTAGTATTTCTTCAAAAGTTACTTTAGCTTCTGGATATGTTTTATTATACTCTGCTATTTGACCTCTTAGATTAACTTCAGCTTTCATTCTTGATTCGTTTGAAGGACTATCCGAGTAGACTTTTACACTTCTCCATCTATTTGCGTTCATACCTCCGCCTTGAAGAATATTTCCGTATAAAGCTACTTTATCTTCTTCTCTCTTTTTGTTTCTAGCTTCAATTCTTGCTTTTTCTTTTTTATCTATTTCTGGGTCTACTTCAGCTGGAGGTTGAGGTAAAAACTCATCTTCTATTTGAAGTAATACTTTTTCAGGAATACCAAATTCAACTGCTGCTTTTCTTAAAGCTTCTCCTTCTATTTGGTCTTCAAGTTTTTTTGTAACAGATAAAGCATATACAATATTTCTTGCGTCTACTACAGCTTGGTCTATAGGAATATTAGAAAGGTATGTAGTTCTTTCTTCTGATGTATCTAGAGTTTCATACCACTCTCCTAAGTAAAGTTTTCCAGATTCATTAGCTAATTTAAAAGGGTTATAATTTTGTTCATAGTATGCATTAACTTCTTCGCTTGTAGGAGCTCCAAGTAATGCATCTGCTGAACTTCTACCTGCCATTATAGCATCGATAATTTCTTTTCTAAGTTCTGTAGGAACTGAACTGTAGTCAACAGTTATCTTAGAATCTTTGGTAGCCGTTTGAAGTGTATCAATAGTTGATTGTGCATACTCTGGTCTTTTATAAAAGTCAAATCTTGTGTCATCAATTGTTTCCCAATCACTAACAAAACTTTCAAACTCTGTTTTGTTAGTTTCGCTTAAAGTATTTTTAATTTGAGCAACAGCAAAATAAGCTTTATTAATCTGTGCTTCAGTAGAGCTTTGATTTGTAGAAGGGTCTAAATGTATTTTATGCTCATCGTATGAAGTATCTGATTCAATAGTTCCTTGTATTTGTTCTGTTATAGCTCCACCCTCTCCTATTCCAAAGTCTGATGGATTTCTTCCTGACTCAAGTATATATTTACCAGCTCTCTCATACAAAATTGCTTTCTTCGCAGGGTCAGTTAAAAGGTCTGCTTGTTCTATAATTACACTAGCATTATTAAAAGCTTCCTCTCTTCTCTTTTCGTCCCTAGCGTCTTTTGCTTGTGCTTTATCAAAATTAAATTTATCTCTATTTAAGTTATTTTGAATTGATTGTTGAGTTAAAGCATCATCTCTTACTTGTTGTCTTTCATTAGCAGCTTCTTTGTCTGCAATAATTCTAGGTAAAGTTTGATTTAATAGTTTGTCTACTGCTGTTTCTCCAGCTGATACTGGGTATAAAGGGTTTCTTGCCATTATATTGTCTCCTCTTCACTGCCTTGATATTGGGCGTAAATAGCTTGAGCTAATTCGTTTAGTTGTGAAGCATTTAAATTGCTATGTGCGTTTTGTACAAAAGCTTGAAATGCTTGAGTGCTGTTTGTTAAGTCTCCAAATATGTTATACTCACTTAATTGAGCTGCAGTCATAGGACTACCTTTAGGTTGATTTGCATAAGTTTCATTATATTCACTTCCAGCTTCAGACTTAGTTGCTCCAGACTGCATTAAATTTAATGCTACGTTTGACTGATTAGATATAAAGTCCATTAAAGAACCTTCTAACATTCCTATTTGTTGACCTATCTGTTCTTGAACTCCAGAGTATCTTGCTTGTGTTTGCTGTCCTAGTTGTTCTAATCCTTGCTGACCGCTTTCTCTAGTTAGTCTTCTTCTTTGATTAGCTCTACCTCCAACAAGTCCAGATGTACTTTCTTTTCCAATCATACCTAGTAAAGTATCTTGTAAGTCTGCTTGCATTCCTTGTGTCCTAGATTGAAACTGTTGACCAATGTCTGACATTTTTCTTTGTTCTGATAATTCTAGTGCTTCCATAGCTTCATTGTAACCACCAACATCAAATGTTCCAAAATATTCAGAGTATTCTGAGCCGTATCCAAATTGAGAAGCAGGGTCAAATAAGTTAAATCCAGATTGTCCTGCAGAAGATAGAACGTCATCTACCCCAGAAAAAGTAGAACCAAATTGTCCTCCGTAAGTAGTGGAACCAGGTGTTTGGTTATTATTATTAGGGCTAGGGTTTCCTTCTGTTCCAGCAGGGTTTGGATTGTCATCTATAGGTCCACCTCCACCGGCTTGTCCTAATATTCCTCCATCTCCTTTAATAATATTCGGGTCATAGTTGAACCCAGAGCTGTTATTATTAAATCCTGAAGTCTGTCCAAACATTTTTGAATTGTTTTGCATAAAACTTCCTTGCATTTGTTTTAATATATCGTCGTACATTGCCATAATTTTCTCCTTAAACTTGAGTATTTCCTAATAATCTTTCTTGTATATCATCTCCATAATTCTTTTCTAATCCTCTCATTGCTCTTCTTTCTTTTCCCCTTGCAAAGAAATCTCTAACGTCTTCTCCGTATGCATTTTGAAAACCGTATACATTATATGCATCGTTTAATGCATTAGTCATATTTAATAAACTTTGTCCTTCTGCAGCGTCTGATATAAATTTGTTTGTAGATGCTATATCTCTACTAAAATCTTTTCTTGCTTGTGCGTGAAACTTTCCTCCAGGGAGATTGCTACTAATTGCCTGAGTATAAGGCTTAACTCTACTTCTAGATAAAGATGACGCTAATCCACCAACAAGAGCTCCGCCTACCGCTCCTAATGGAGTAAAAGATAAAGCAGTTCCAAGAACGCTTCCAAGCAATCCTCTTCTACTTCTTTTTCTTTGATTCCTAGCCATTCCTCTTTGAGCTTCCTCAACTTGGTCTCTATAATCAGACCTAGCTTCTTCTAAATCTATTTTTTCTTCTTCTACATCTATGCCTAAACTACTTTGATTTATATTAGATTTAAGTTGTTGTTCAGCTTTAAGCCTTCCTATTAGTTGTGCAAAACTTGCCATTATATTTTTCCTTTTGTTAATAATAAAAAATGTTCAACACTACCAGCACCTTCTGCTGTGTTATAGTGTTCTTTCCAATACTTTGCTAATCCTTCTGGACCAGGCTCAATAGCTTCTGGTACACGCCAGTACTTAATACGACAGTGCAAGATACCAGCAGCAATATTAGTACGAAGAATCCAGTCCCAATTATCAGGCTTAGGGTCAATAAAATGGTAAGGGTCAATGCCAAGAATATCTGCAGCCCTTTGCATAAGTTCAGGCCTAGCTGATATAAAGTTTTTACAATTATCAACAGCTGTTTCTGGCTCCACTTGCCAAAAACTTCTTGCAGGACCAGTTCCAATTTGTTCAATGTATTCGTACTTACTCTCCACAAGTCCAGTTGCATAGACAATATCCAAAGCCTCACTTTTCGCATACTTATCTCCTAGTTGAATGCAAACGTCTTTAATTAATTTTTTTATCTGATTGTTATTTACGCTCACATTATCTCCTGTTATACTTAATAAAGCTACTAATAGTAGCATATTTATAAATTTCATTAGCATAATTTACTAAAGTTTTGTCGTCTATGTCAAGTATATTTATCACTGGTCTATTAACTTTCCTGCGTTAGCTCCAGATGTAATAATTTGTGTTTCTCCAGTTTCTACGGCAGAGTTTGCGTCTGTAGGTATAGTCATAAATATATTTTTACCTTTAGCTACTCTTACTCCGTCTTTAAATACTTTAATTGCATCTTTTACTGGTTTCTTAACATCAGAGTTTTTAGCAAATGTCTTTAATTCTTTTTCTGTTGCTGGTCCTTTAGCTTGAACAAACTCTAATTCAAACATCTTACCAAATTCTTTTCTAACTACTTTAAGTCTGCCGTTGTGATATTGTATAACTTCTTCTCCATTCTTCATATCAGACTTAGCTACCGCACCACGTCTAACTTCTTTATTGGTTCCTGCTACTCTTCTACCTCTAACTAACGACATTATCTTTGTCCTTTTGCTCTTAGTATAATTGATAAATCTTGTAACTCAAATGTTGCACTTACTGCACCAGAAGCTTGAAGTTGTAACGACTTACCACCCTTACTTGCACCTGCTATAGCAAACTCTTTTGTTCCCATAACCGTTACAGTTGTTCCGTCAATTGTATTGTTCAACGCATTGGCATTTGTATCATTTAAAAATATATCTGAAGGGTCTGCTCCGTCTAATCCAGCAGATATTACAGCCGCAGTATTACCATTTAAATAGGTAGCATATACAGAATAAAATCTTTTGTCTACAGAAGGTAATCCAAAGTCTATTTCTTTTGTTTTTATGTCTATAGTTTGTGCTGCAGGTGCAGGGTTGTATCTTTTAAATGTACCACTATCTGCTAAACATACTAATTCTTCTTTATATACTACAAAGTTAGTAATCTTATCTCCCTCTAGAACACTAGTACTATTAACGTTAACAATAGAACTGGTTTGTATATCATATATATATCCAACTGGAGTGTCGGTATTTGTATTTCCAACTACAATAATTTGATTCTTTTTAGGAATATATCCTACTACAACCGTAGATGCATTTATGTTTGTTTGCCAAGTAGTGTCATCTATCCTTGAAGATAGTTTTTGTATTTGGTCTGAGTAACTAAACATTCCGTGTTCATTAACCCATACTAAACCTAAATCTGATTTACATACAGCTCCTGGAGATTGAACACCTCTGTTTTCTAATTCTGCTTCTACATACCAACCAGCATCAGAACCTGAAGCTATGTTAATAACAAATAGTTTATTTCTTTTATAAACAAATAACTTATCTTGGAACTCTGCTAACTTAACAATCTCATCTCCATCGTTTGTTCCTATGTCTAAGTAATAGCTCTGTGGAAACAAATCATACTTTCTAACTGGAGTATATTGTATTCTATCTCCCATAACTTTTGTTCTACCTTCTGAATCTACATAATCAACATTACCTACAAAGGCTCTTTGATTAGCTACAACCGCCGTTTTATAACCATACGCTGTGTTACCGTTAAACGATATTTCTTTTTCTTCTGTTGAATATCCGTTAATAGTAGAGTAAGTATCAAGACCAGGCTGTTTAACAGCATAAGCTCTATTGTCTGCGTTTACATTTTTAGAGTCGCTTGTTACAAAATAAGTGTCACTACTTATACTAACTAAAGGGTCAAACTCGTCTGCTAAGGATATTCTAGACCCTTGTTCAAAGTCAATGTCTAGCAATAAAGTAAACTCATCATCAGGATTATTATTGTCTCTTAAATAAATTCTCATTCCTTGAATTTCATTTAATTTAATATCTCCTTCTCCTATAGATACGCTAATATTTGGAAACTGTCCATCTCCTAATGTAATAGTTCCATCAGCTGAAATGTTTGTTAGTCCTGTAGATATCTTAGACTCTTGTCCTCCGTAATAAACATAGCTAGCTCCAAAAGCATATGTACTAGCAGGCCACAATCCATCTGTACCACTAGGTAATGTTTGCACTAAAAAGTCATCTCCAGAAGCAGGGTCTTCTCCGTCTTCTGCTCCACTAGCCGCAGCTACACAATCTTTGCCGTCACTATCTTCAAAGTCTGCATTTAATGGTCCAGCAAATCCATCGTTAATTAAATCCATTTGTTCTGAAAGGTCGTTGTAAGGAGTAGCCGATTCTGTTCTTACTAATCTTTGTAAAGCTATAGTCTTAGAAGCATTTCCTAATTCAGAATCTGATATTCTCAAACCTCCATCTGCATAATAAAACACTGGCTTACAATTAGAAATACTACCTAAGTCAGCACTATGCCAAGCAGCTAAAGCATTTGATGTTGGTCCTACATAAACTTCTGCATCTCCATTTACATATACTAAATGTTCTCCAGTAGTTGTAGTTCCACTAGCTTCTGGTGGACCGTCTACATTTATTTTAAACAATCCATATCCTGGTTGATGATTATCTATATTGCTAGTTATAGACGGGTCTAAATTTGCAAACTCTCCAAGTGTTCTTATTCTACCAACAGAACTCACGTCTACGTTAGTAGCTTCAGCTAAGAAGTTGTCGCCAATATCTCTTGCAGAGTCTCTGTTGTTAAGACCTCCATCAAACTTATTTAAAGGTATTGACTGTTTAGGCACTACGCTTTACCTTCTCAAAACTACGCATTCCACCAAGACCTAAAAGACCCATTAACACTGTCATTAATGTACTCATATCAAATTCAGGTAATACAATATTGTATCCTGCTGCAGTTAATCCAAAAGCTAACATTGGTTGTAATACAAAATGATAACCTAAAGCAAATGAACAAATCCAACCTACACTTGGTCTCCAGCCGCTTTTAAAGAAACTAGTAGAACCAGCTTCTATCTTATTAACTTCTATCTGTGCTTTGTTAATCTCCATAATTAACTGAGCTTTTTCTTCTTTATCTAAAGTAAACTTGTCTACGTGACCAGCTACTTTATCTATAATATTTCCTATCATATTTAACTTAGGCATTATCTTAAACCTTTCCATTTATTACAATCGCAACTATTAATACAACTACTATATTTACATACAGAGTAATGTATTGCCATTCCTACTAAAATACCTATCATAACATTTACCATACTATCTCCTTTATCTACATTTCCATCTTCTACGTGCTTGTCTTATTCTAGAATTAGGATTATTCCTAGTTTTAGCAGAGCTTCTTTTTAGTTGCCCTAAAGACCTTGCACAATATGATTTTCTTCTCTTAGCTGCCTTGCTACCTTTTTTAACTTTACCAGTAACAGCAGTTTTTAATTTACTACCTGGGTTTGCTTTTCTATAAGCCCTAACACCTTTAGCAGTCATTCCTGCTCCAGACTTAGTTTTTCTATAGTTAGCGTTCTTACCTTTAGTAGTCTTGCGTATAGCTTTTTTTCTTTTTCTAGCCACTACTTCTTTTTCTTTCTTTTTTTAGCTGTCTTCTTTGCTCTTTTAAAATTAGCTTTTGTAGGAGCACCTTTACTTCCAGGTCTTCTCATTTTCTCTCCTGAACCAGCTTTAATTCTTCTGCGTTTTGCGTGTATGTTTGCATACAAGCCTTTCTTTTTTTTCTTTGTTTTTTTCTTAGCCATTAGTATATCAACCAATTCAGTCCAACCTTAGATTCATAAGATTGTACATCGTACATTGACAAAAATCTACCTTCTAAAAATACTCCAAACTTTTTAGTTAACTTCCAACCATAAACTAGACCTAAGTCATAGTCCATTCCATTGTCTACTACATCATAATTAAATGAATAGTCAGACATACCTTTAGTTACTGGGTAAGTTGTAACCCACATATGCAACCAGTTTTTTGGTGTATACTTATAATAGTCTGCACCTACTGATAAACTTAGTTCGTTTTGGTATCCTAAGTCTTTTGCATATTCTTCATTATATTGTTTAACAAGCTCTCCATAAACTTGTTTGTAAAATTGGTCATCTGTATTAGCAACAAGGTTTCCTTCTGCATCATACCATTTGAAATCAAAGTAACTATAACCATATTGTGTAAACTGTTCTACGAACTCATCTGTATAACCATAGAAATATGCAAAGTCCCAAAATGGTGTAAAGTTATCTGTGTTAATATTTTGTTCTGCCCACCATAAATCAATAGGTCTAAAGTCTAAGTATGCAGGGTGCATTCTACCAGCTACTCCTAATGATAAGGCAAGATTACCTATATTTTTTTTGTAACGCATATCTAAGGCTGCGAACTCTACGTCTTCTAAGCCCCTTGAATCGTAGTTGGCTTTCACCAAAAAATTCTTTCCCATATATCGTAACATATATTGTTCGTTTACAAACTCTTCTTCAAACTCTTTATGGTCTGAGTATTGTATTACATACTCCCAACCAGTTGGTACATTACCGATAGCAGCACTTTCATTTATAGGTGCTTCTTCTCCAGTATACCACACTTCAGGTTTATTCTCATAGCCAAACCTTGCTAGTTTTCTAATACCAAACGTCATAATACTATGGTCGTCTAGCTCTTCTTGTAATTCTTGTAGTTGTCCACCAGACACTTGATATTGTAATTCTTTAGTTACAGGACTGCTAAAGCTATAAGCACCATATATGGTACTAAACTTAAAAAAGTCTTGTGCTGCTAAAGTACTAATTAATATTACGCTACCTAGTATTTGTTTAAACCATCTTGCTAAATATATCATTGGAACTTCCTTAGTTGTATTTCATCAATTTCATTTTTGATTGCCTTGATGATTTTATCTTTATCTAAATTGAAACTTAATCCAGCTTCAAATCTTTTTACTTCTTTACCATATTCAAACATAATTATTGTTGGCACAGAAACTATTTTCCATTCATCTGTAATAATTGCACCATAGTTTTTATCATCTATACTTGCATTAAACCACACACAATTATTTAAACCATTTAAATCTAATGATGCTTTAAAGTTCCAATCTGCATTTACTTGAACTATAACGCATTCATCTTGACTCAATAATTGAATCTGTTGTAAATCTTTTAAACTACTTTGAGCATATAAAGGCGATAGCGATAAACAGATACCAACCAAATATGTAAAACCATATAACCAATTCATCTCTGTACCTCACTTTTGCATTAACATACGTTCAATGTTCTTAACATCTGTACGCATTTCTTTTTGTTCTTCTTTAATCTCTTGTACGTCTTTTTCAGTTTCAATGATTGTGTTTCTAATCATTTGGTCCTTTAAATCGTACTCTGTTCTACCTATTGGTGGTTCAGGTAATTCTTTTGCCTCTTGTATGTCCGCTTGTAAAGTAAACCACATCGTAACAATCATTACTAATGTTGTTCCTAATGTAATTAATGTTTCTATACTAAATGTAAATTTACTGTCTTTACTCAGTTCTGCCACTTTGTTTTCCTTCTTTCTTTTTTTTATTGAATATCGCGTCCCAACGCTTTGCATATTCTTTTTGAGATATACCTATATTCCTAGGCTTATCTCCTTTTCCTACTCCGTTGGGACCCCTAAACACCCTTTATTAACCCTTGATTTTCTTGTAAGCTGCTACGTCTGCTTTAAGTTCAGTCACTTTTGCTTCAGCCACTTTTAATTGTGCTTCTGCATCTTCAATAGCAACATCTACTAATTTAACTTCAGTTCTATCAACTACGTTGACATCATTACCTGAATCGTCTTTCATTGCTCTAAGATGTTGAATTTCAACTTTCTTAACTCCAGCTGGTGCTGCTTTTTCTGCTATTTTTTTAGCCATTTTATTTTCCTAGTTTGAGTTTGAGTTCATCTATTTCTCGTTTCAACTCTTGTATAGCTGAAACATACATTGCGTCTTTGTCTGTTAACTTAGATGCAAAGCTTTTTCCTTCAGTATCTTTTACGTACTGATAA